AGGACGTGCCTCTAGCAGCTCACCTATCACGGCAGTCATATTGCCCGCAGATAATGCAAATACTGCTGGCCTACCCGTCGCCATGTGGCATGACATTGCAGTTGCCCATCCTTCGCATATGTAAACCAAATCGTCTAATTTACCGCCAATGACGCTAAAATTACCAACGACAGGCATACCAGTGGAAAATTTCTTTGCGCCTGTCGGATTAATATTCTGCGTGCCTACACGCTTACCTTTTGCGTTAATGACAGGGATAACCAATATGTCACCCTTTATAGATGCATTGCCAAGCCCAATCTTTTTCTTAACCAAGTATGGATGCGTAGCTTCTGCCTCTGGTTCAGGCCAACTTATGTTATATTCTTTTGTCAAAGGCTTCTCATTCTCGTCAGGCCATAACCTCTGCCTACGCAGCGCATCTTTTATGCCAGCAAAATCTGAGCATTTACGGCAGCTCACCATAACTTCACTTTCAGCAGTTTGCTTTATCCAAAACCTATCTTCACCCTGACAAACCGGACAAGCACCATGATATTCACCTATGGCAGTTTTCTTCAATGATAGTGCGCTTATAATTTTATCTGAGTATTGATCCCAGCTTGCATTTGGAAATTTCGTATTTTGCATTTTATTCCTTCCTCAATTATCGGACATGGTGGACATGTCTCGCTTTTGTCTTGTCCTGTCTCGGACATAGTGGACATGTCTCGCAAATGTCCTGTCGTGTCCGTTAGACAAAACCTCGTTAAGTTCTGTCTAACGGCATGTTTATTTAAAATGGAATGTCATCTTCCAGATCATTTGACGCTGCCGGCGTAGCTGGTGGCAAACCAAATGGGTCATGCTCAACACCATTAATAGGTGAAGCGCCGCCAGAATAACCACCAGATACTTCAGTGAACGGGTCATCTGCCTCTTGCTTCTCAGCTAACTCTAACACCTGCACTGCACGTAATCTTAATGAAACTCCATTCAGCGTTCCCGTATTATATGGAACTACAGTACATGCAATATTCACAGTCGAGCCAGATGTAAGCTCAAATCCGTCTGGCAGCTTCTTGCGTGACGCATCTACTTGGCGTGGTGGATTTGTAATATCTCCTGAATATGAGCCTTTTAACTTAGCCTTACCAATCCAATCGCCTTGCTTATCATCATCACGCTTGTATGGCAGGTTTAATGGCTGTTCAGGCCACTTTCGCTTGCTATTTGCATCCATAGCCGCCGCATTTTTATATGCCTGCATACAAACAGCATTCAGCTCCTTACATTGCTCGCCTGTCAAATTAAATGACATTTCGTATGAAGCGCCTTCGGCGTCAGGTGAGCATTTAACTGATTTATACTCTTCCTGATCAAATCGGTAAGTAGCATTTAGTCTTGGATATAGCGCTTTCACGCCAGATATAATATGTTGCATTATTTTGTCTCCTGCATGTTATCAAACCAATTTTTCAAATCTTCTTCAAGCCACCCAACAGCACGATCTGCTAGTTTTACCGGTTTAGGAAATCTGCCTTCCGCCATCATGGCATAAATTGTAGACCTAGATATACCAAATTGTTTTTCTATGTCTGTTCTTCTATAAATTTGTGGTAACATTTTGTTTACCCTCTCCTTTAAATGTGTGCAGCACCCCTGCACTGGGATTCTTATAAGCCGTGATCTTCATCAAGATAAGCTGGCAAGTGTAATGTCTCAAGTTCAGGCCACCCGGTATCAAACGTGTTTGTATCTTGTGCCACTTTAATTTTACGCAATGTTTTAAACATCTCATCTTCGGCATACTTGTTATATTTGTCTGACAACTCGTAACAAGCTGTAGCATAGCTGTTCTTCTCAGTTGCGATAAAAATAAAATTTGTAGTTTCAATTCCGCATAACTTTAATACATAGCGATAGAAGCACGCCTGCAAATCATATCTATAATTACGCACAGACTTATCAAAGCCACGCTGCGATGCATCCAAACAAGACTTTAGGTCAATCACAATGCCCGCCTCTTTTAACAATGCATCCGGGCGGCATTTAAGCTCAAGCCCCGTTTCAGAGCATTCTGCTATAAAGCTGTATTCAGCAAGCATGTCTTTGTTGGTCAGTAAGTTACGTGCCATTTTATTTTGCAGGCAACCATCAACCATTTTCTGGCACTGCTCGTATTCGTTTTCTGGCAGTAGTATTTCATCGTCACCTAAAAACTCTTCCTGTTCCTTCCAAGCCTTACTACCACGCCGTGGCAAACCTGAGTTATGCACTAAGTTTTTCTCTGGCTCTAACACCATAGCATGAAATGCTGATCCTAAAACCATAGCAGGCGTGGAATTAAACGTGGCGTTCTTCCAGTGATACAATGATGACGTTGCGACTGTCTTAACCGCGCTTGATGAAATTGCAGGCAGTTCGTGATATGCCTTATTCGATAGTTCTTCACTTGGTATTATTTGCATTTATATTCTCCTTTGTTAAAATATTAGTTTGTATATTACGTTTATAATTATTGACCAAAGAAAAATTGAAAACCCAATTATAAATATAAGGTAAAGTATTGCGTAAATATAACTTTTCATAATTTTTCCCTCATTTATTTATTTAAAACTTCCGCACCATATAGTGCAATTAAACTAGCTTCCGCACGCCCATCATGCTTTTTAAGCGAGAACCTCTCATAATGGTCTGGAAATCTTTGAATAGCAAGTTGGCGGCTAGTGTCTTTATCAGATGATAAATTAAAGTGTTTCTTCCACTTGCTAGGTGTAACTAAGTGCATGGGCGTTTTATTAGCTGCCACACACGCAATCAACGCGCCGTATCCCATACCAAACCTAAATGTAGCAACTGAAGATTGGCCGGGACGTGACGCAACTTGCTCAAGCACAGCCATGCGATCCTTCGCTTCTGGCTCAAGCATGTGCAGTAACGAATGTATATCTATCTCAATTTTTCCACGATTGTTAAGTATAGTGGGCATGTCTTGCACGTCTAAATCTTTAGTGCGCGTGCAATAATGTGCAATTGCCCCAGAGAAGCCCGGATCAACGCCAACGATAATCATTCTATGCTATCCATTGCAATCAATTCAGCTTCAACTTCCGCTTCTGGCTTTGCAACTTCCACGCCTAGCTTTGTTGCTTCCATATATGAAGCCCTACGAACAAAAGAACTGAATGACAGCCCTGATTTATGTGCCGCCTCTGCCACAGCTTCATGTTGCTGCTTACTAAAATTTATTAATACTCTCTTATCAACCATTTTAAGTCTCCTTGGGTCTGATAAAACCAGCAATAAAGCAATACAAATAGATGCACAAGTACATTGTGATATATAAATGATATATAAAGTGTTTGACCGCTACGCAAAAATGCTTATAATGGCTGTATAAATGCAAAAATGAGGAAATATAAAATGTATAACAATGTTAAAAGAACCACATTAACTAAAGATGGTGTAATTGTCATAGCTGGACAAAAAAGCTGGATACCTGTTGGGCGTTATGAAGTTTGTAATAAAATTGCAAGTGGTTGGATTGCACCAATCAGCAATGGCCATCCTGCCACGTCATCTACGGCTTGGAATGGAAGTTCTGATCGTTACTTTTTCAAAGATATTACTAAAAGCGAATTAAGGAAGATTGCTTTAAAGCGTTATAACGACAGTCATACGCAGGAGGCAATATAATGAACATCACAATGATCAAAGACGGATTGGCTATGGCGATATTTGCTGTAGCTGCCGTACACTTGCCAGAGATTATAGTTTTTCTGGATCAACTTATTAATGTTTGGGGAAGATAATGGCTAAATTAAAATATGGTTCAGTATGCTCTGGCGTGGAAGCCGCTACAGTAGCTTGGCATGACTTAGGCTTTGAACCGCAATGGTTTAGTGAGGTCGATGCGTTTCCAAGCGCTGTATTACAGCATCACTACCCAAATGTACCAAATCATGGAGACATGACAAAATTTAAGGAATGGAATAATGACAAAACAATTGACCTTCTCGTTGGCGGGACCCCTTGCCAGAGCTTCAGCGTCGCCGGACTTAGAAAAGGATTATCGGACCCAAGGGGCAACCTCATGCTCACCTATCTTGCAATGGCTGAACAACTTAAACCCAGATGGCTTGTCTGGGAAAATGTCCCCGGTGTCTTGTCATCTAACGGAGGACGAGATTTTGCAACCTTCCTCACAGCGATGGGGAAAATCGGGTATGGGTTCGCATACAGAGTGTTGGACGCTCAATACTTCGGAGTTCCACAAAGACGCAGACGTGTGTTCGTTGTCGGATGTCTTGGAGATTGGAGAAGTGCCGCAAGTGTTTTATTTGAGTCCGAAAGCTTGTCAGGGCATCCTGCGCCGAGCAGAGAAAAGAGGCAAAGAGTTGCCCCAACAGTTGGCACAGGCGCTCCTTACAGTCGCACAGGAAATGCCAGAGTAGAGGCAGATGCACTTATTACAATTGCACCACGATCTCTTGCTTTAACTTTAG